ACATGCCATATATTTCGTTCGTTGCATACCCGTCAGCTTCATCAACAAAAGAAATTCGCAGTCCGTTCGGCAGCTCGTCAAAGTTTTTCGTGTTCGTCGCGGATATCGTGTTCTGCTGATTAAGGACCGTTACCGGAAGTGACGTGATCGGCTTGTCGATAAAAGGAGAATACTTTCCGTCCTTGAGGATAAACTGCGCGCGACCGGTATAGAGAATCGCCGAAAGGAAATCGCGCAGGACTTTTTGCGCGGTGAGAACGCCGTTGCAGGTAAAACCTTTCGAAGCGCAGAATTCATAGAACGCGCCCATGCCGACAAGATCAATTTTCGAATCAGGATACGCGTCACCGCCGAGATACGCTTGCTGCATCGCAAGGAGCGCGACGGACGCGGGATTGCTCGAGGTCGTTTTGTTGGCGACCGCCGTACTCATGCTGGTCCAGGCAGTTCCGTTCCATGTACGCGCGATCGACTGCACGATCATGTTTATTTTGTTTATCGTGCCCGCAAGATCGTCAGATGCTTTTATTTTGAATCCCAGACGGCAGGTGTTTTTGCGAAGCTTCTCTGCTACTGGAGCTTGAATCACAAATGCATTTGCGGATGCAGATTTTGCTTTATCGTAGCACCACGTTCTCGTTGATGTCCAATAAACAGCATCGGCAGTTCTCTCGTCAGTAGCCGCCTCATTTACGCGCTCCATGTGTATTTCAATATTCGGAGTAGATAATGCGGAGGCTTGTGCATAGGAAAGAGTAAGCTCCGCGATGAACCGCATCTGTTTTTTAATATTCTTAGTGAACGTCGAAATGATAATTCCATCAGTATCAACGACAGATGAAGTGCAGTTTATGAAAGCCGGAAACGTTTCCCAATCACTTTCGGTTCCGTTTAAAGGTCTCCATTTTGTCTTTATCTTTACAGTTCTGCTTTCCCTGTCTCCGCTTGAGCTATTCCCATAAAGCCCACTCGGAAAAATGATTTCTACTTGCACCTTTTGCGGACATGACGAGGATACTCTTCGAATAGGCGATGATCCAAAGTTCGCTATATTAAAAAGCTCTGCCGACCTTTGCTCCTCGATCACTTTCTGAGGATAGAGCGCGACTTCATCAGACTGCCTGATTTCAATCTGTGTTTTGTAATCTTCGAACGAGTAATCTCCGTCGATTACAATTCCCCCGTTCAGTATTCCTTCGACATTCGATGCAAGCGCAAGCTCTCCAATCTTCAGATCAGATATTTTTATATTCGAATAACCGATCATGTAAAGTGCGCAGAAGTACTGATTTTCTCCATCTGACCCATCGGTAGGATCGATAAAGGTATACGGAGATCCGCAATAACAGGGTGTGAAAAGATGTGTACCGAATACAAACGGGACAGCCTTGTCGAGACCGGATTGGTTTTGCGCGCCTCGTAATTGCGGAATTTTCTTTAAGCTTTCGGTATCCGAGGAATCAGCTGACCGTTCGATACCAAGCATTTTATTTAATGAATGATATTCTTTATCAATGGCATCTGTTAATGCCCCGCCGGACACGTAATCATATATAGCAAGACCACCGACTACTATTGCCGCAACCGAAAAGCTGATTACCGTAATCGGATCAGACGGGTATTCCCTTATGAGGCATACGTCTCCTTCCTGCAGTATATAGTTTTCATCAACACGAAAACCGTTTACAAAGATATGTGAATTATCACTGGCAAAAGAAATTGCATTTTTTACACTTGTTTTATCTAAAATCCTCAACTGTTCTGACTGAGCCGAAAACGCATTTCTAAAAATCGTTATTGTTGCCATGTATAAAATCCTTCTATTCTTTTCGACCATGCCGCAAGTTCTGACGTTCGAACCCCAAGTTTTTCCGTCGCATGAATAAACGTTCCGTCTCCGAGGCAGACACCTATATGCCGCGGCTTCCCCGCGATAAGGAATTCGACCACCGCTCCCGCTTCAGGTCCTGCAAGTCGTACGGCCTTGAGCGAAGCTTTCGTATCATCGATTAACCGCTTTTCGGTCTCTGCGGAAACTTCGTCATAAAAAGAGTCGTCGAGCTTTTTCCCGAACCTGCGGCATACTTCAATTGCGAGCCCGTAGCAGTCGTATGCGTCCGGCCCGCGCCCATGGATCGCGTACGGCTTCCCGATAAGATCGCGGAGGCTTTCCATCAGGCTACCCCCGGGCACGTCATCGCGCTCATCGTGTTGCACGGCACGAGATCGTTCATGTGATCGTCGAATACCATTGTCCATGTCGCATAAATACCATCCCACGAAACGCTCGAAAGGTCGAAACTCCATTCCTCGATAGGGTCGATAGAGAGGTCCCCGCCTTCGAAATAGAACGCCGCGACAACCGTCGCACTTGCGCGCGTCTGGATCTTGCGAATGATTTCTATGACGGTTTGATCGATACACGAAATCGTGATCGTCGCATTACCGATTTGTTTGTCGGAATATTTCGGCGGATTGAATTTGAAACTCGCCGCCGTGTAGATTTCACCGTCGTACACGAGATCGTCACGATGATTGACCAGTCGAAGCACGCCGCCCGTAATAAGCGGGGGAGTGATTTTGAGAAACGCCGGGAACGAACCGTCAGTCGTAAGTCGAAATATCTGCTGCAAAGTTTTCGCGTTCATTCGATCGACCTCCAGGTCATCGTGACTTTCACCGTATTGGCTCCGAGTTGCGACCATGCAAGATCGGAAAGTATTTCGTATTCACCGGTACCGGTTCCCGCAATCGCAGGAAACGCGAAATTGAGAAGGCCTCCGCGAAGACTGAATTTGAACCACGCTTTGAAAATCTCCCATTCGGAGAGCGTGAATCTCATGACTACGGGAAACGTATCCGGTATCGAAGATGACGAAAGCCGTTTCTTTTCCTTCCCGCTCCGCATCGTGTCGCGGATAACGCGTGTCGGGATGGTCCCGGTCGTTTCGGCAAGAATTGTCTGATTTACTCCTGTAGGCCATGCGATCATGTTGAAATCCTCCTCCCGGAAAGTCTCGCCTGCCGAGCCTCAAGCCCCTGGTCGTATTTTCCTGATGCAAGCCCGCTATTGATCACTTTTTCCATCATGACAAGTATCTGCGTCGTCCCGTCCGCGTTCTGTTTCGAGGTTGCCGACGCACTCGCGACGTCTCCCGCGTTGTTGATCACCGAGATTGAAACATTGCTTCCACCGCCCCCAAACTTGCTCGGGTCTTTCGCCGCATAGAGGTAGTCGTCAGGCGCCGTCGTGATGATCTTTCCTCCCGGGGCGATGATCGCATCATTGACGGACTGCGAAGAAACCTGTTGATTCGCATAGTTCGCGTTAATGCCTCGTAACGTGGTTTGATAATACAGAGCCTCTTCCCTGGCTTGTGTAATCAGGTCATCTAGTTGATCCGCTATATTCTGCAACTTATCAGCTTCGCTTTGACCTGAGGAATCGTCCATCATACTTGTGAGATAACCGCCGGCGACTCCTGCGAGTCCGGAAGCGGCCATGAGCGCGAGACCGCCGTACACGTTTCCCGTAATGGCCATCTGAAAGCCGGTCTGAAAAAGCATCGCCGGTACATTATTAAGAATGCTCTTTAACAACGACTCTCCGAATGCCTTTGCAGCATCCTCACCGGCATAAAGTGCTTCTCCCATATCCCATAGAGCATCGAAAGTAGAATCAGCTGCAAATTGTTTGAGACTATTGCCGAGGTCTTTATAAATATCTGCAAGTCGTGCTTCGAGCGTCTCTTGCTCGTCTACACTGTCTGCGGTTAATCCTGCGGGTTTGTAGTTTGATCCATCGCCCATTCCGTCGTGATAATAGCTGTCCATGGGCCGTGACGAAGCATTCCCTGCGCTTGCGATTTTTCTTCCGAGGTCATTAAGGTCAAGAATTGTTTTTTCATCAGGCTTCCATAATCCGGAAACAAGTAATGTCTGAATCGCTTTTTGAACCTTGTCGGCATATTCAAGATAGACTTCTGAAATGCTGCCGCCGGTCATTTGGGCAAACGCGAGAGCTCCATTGAGAGAGGTTTCAATATTTTCCTGAAAGTCAGCAACGCCTTTCGCGCCTGTTGTAACTGCGTCTAGGTCGAGCGCTTCTTTGAGGACTTTCTGCCACTTCTCAGTTTCGGCTGCCGCGTCTTCTTGGGTGAGCAAATACGCCCTCATTGCCGCTTCGGTACCCTTTACTCCAGCCTGGCGCTGAGCTTCGAGATCGGCGAGATATTTTTCCTTTGCCGATATGGTACCGAGTTTGTCTTCCCAGTATGCGAGATTATTCAAGAGTTCGTTGATATCGTCATTGTACATGGCGATCATATCGTCGTTGCCTTCAGACTGATTCAGGACCCCGATGATTCGCTGAACTTCGGCATATCGTGCGCGGATTGCCTCTATTCGTGCTTCTCCGACCATTTTCGTCTGCGCGTCAGAAGCGGTCCCGGAATTTACCGCATTGTTGGCTGCAAGGAAGTCGAACTTCCCTGTCAAACCGGAAAGAGAGTTGGTCAAAAAACCAACCATACCTTTAGTAGCAGTCGAGAATCCAGACGTGTCAACGAGGGATGCCTGAAATGTCTTCCAGGTATCATTCAATGTAGAAATCTTTCCATCAAGCGTTACTGCGCCGCGGGCCATGCCGCCAAAGAACGCCCCGCCCTCGCTCGTCATTTCCTTGAACGCTTGAACAATGACGTCTTTCGTTACCTTCCCGTTCGAGATCATATCGCCGAGCTGTTCGTTGTTCACGCCGAGGGCATCTGCGAGCGCATCATAGATTGGAAGGCCGGCCATGGCGAACTGCTTGATATCCATTGTCGCCGCTTTTCCGACCGACTGGATCTGCGCGTAATTCAGCGCGATACGGTTGAGTTTTTCCTGGGAACCGCCAGCGGCATCGCCAAGCATGGTAAGCGTCGATATAAGATCTCCCACCGCTACGCCCGACTGCTTCAGCATAATTGCCGATTCGGTAATCCCGGGCATTTCAAACGGTGTCGCGGCCGCGAATTTCTTGAGGTCCTCGAAAGTCGCACTCGCAAGCTCCGCTGATCCCATGACGGTTGTCAGGTTTGCGCGGATCATCTCAAGCTGGCCAGAAGCCTCGAGAGACGATGACACGAGATCCTTGAGGCCTTTGGACGCCTTCATGATCCCTGTTGCCGTCAGGTTTGCGGCGGTCATCGTTCCGAACATCGAGTTGGCAACGTCATCGCCGAAACTTTTTTTTACCTGTTCGCCAGTTTTTTTTGCAGCTTTCGCCGCTTCATCACTTTTCTTCTTGAAAAGGTCCAGGTTCCCGTTTGCCGTGACGACGCCCTTCGAATCGATAACAAGCTCAAGTCTGCTCAATTCACTCATCGGAAACCTCCTTTTCTATTTTGTTCTTTTCATCGTTTGCCCATCCTTTCATCCGGAGGAGCAATTCGTTCTCGTAGAGCGTGAACCGGAACTGAAAGAGGTCTTCGTACCCTCGAATCGTGACCGGCGTAATCACTGCATCGTTCGCGTTGTAGAGCGATATGAACTTCCCATAGAGCCAGGTGAAACAATCAGGCGGTTCGATATCAAGAAGTCCTTGCGCTTCAAACCGCTCGTATTCACTCGTCCCTTCTATCAGGTCCCCGTAGTCCTCGATGAAGTTGTCGCGGGTATCCCGATTCCTGATCAGCCTTTGGTCTTTTCCGGTTCCGACGCTGTGGGGGGTGATTGAGGAAGAAGAATCGTCGGACTGCCCGCTCGAGCTGGTCTTCTCCTTCGGCAAGTAGTTTGGGCGGGTATTCGAGTACCCGCGGGCCCATGACTCAATCTCGGGAATCTGTTCGTAAAGGAAGTTGTATCCAACCGGCGTTCTCTCAACGTCGCGGCCGAGAATTGTTACGGGAAGTTTTTCTTCGATATCGCCTTTTACGCGGAGGCCAACAGTCCTCGCGACGATCTCGTCCCTGTTGCGCTGAACGGCATTGATGCGTTCGCGCTGAGGAGCGGTCATCGACTGAATCTCCCGAAGCTGCTGAGCGCCGAACTTTCGCGCGGTATCGGAATCCTGGCCAAGAAGGCAGATTTCTATACCGGTTTCCTGCCCGAAAATAATCGGTTCAGCCCAAACACCTTTTTCACAATTTTCCCGCGTTGCGAACTTTCCAAGATCCATTTCAAACCTCACATACAAAAGTTTCCGGCCCATACGGACCGGTCTGATAAATCAATTCTCTTTCTTCGAAAAGACGTTGATTACCGTCTCGATAAACCAGATCAATCCCAGGCCGGCTATTCCGATCTGTCCAACAAGTTCCGCGACCTTCGCCGAGTCGACGACTTTCCCGGTTATTGCCGTGATCACCGACACAATAGCGATTACTGTCTGAACGACTTGCGACCAATCACTCGTAAAAAACTGTTTAAGCTTTTCAAGAAATTTCATATTCAAACCTTTGCCCTTAAAGCCGGTCGAGCTTAGATAACTTCGAGCGTTACCGATTCGCCTGCAGCCATTGCGGCGCGGATCATTTTCGCGAGCTTGAGGGCCTGCTTCGGTGAGTCAGTCCCTACCCGCCCGCAGCCGAGCGTCGTCCGGGATCCCGCGGACCAGTGAAGGTGATATCCGGAATCACTGACGATTTTTCCGGAAGGCCGAGCATATCCACCAGCGGAATCGAGGATCCACGTCTCGACCATCTGGTGCGCGTTCGTCTTGATCTTGACCGGAGCGAACTCGGGATCCTTCGTATCCTCAACGGCCGTAATCTGCCATGTCCCTTTCGGAAACTTCCGCGGCATGTAGGGATCGCCCCACTGCCCATTTACGACAGCACGACGAACCTCGGAAGGATCGTGAAGCCTTCGAACGTGCGAAGGATCGATCTCGTTTCTGACCATATTCGTAACAGTGAACACGATACCGCCCGTTTCCAGGCGGTTCTCGTCACGATTCCAAATAATCTTCATTACGCGGCCGTCCACTTCGCATAGAGCGTGGTAGCGGCCTCAATGACGATCGGAGCGCCGACTGCGAAATCAGTTCCGCTTCCATCCGCGGCCGTGTTCCAACCGGGGAAAGCCGATCCCGTTTTAACGAGGGTCCCCGCGGTCGCGGGACGAGAGAGGCGGGG